CAGACTGAACAGTTGCAGCCTCGTCCTGAGAGGGGAGTCCATTTGCTTTAAGGTATGTAACCTGAACCTTTCCCAGAACTCCCTCTGGCCTTGGTAGAACCCATGCTCTGGCAACACCAGACTGGGCCTGAGTCCATGCAATGTAGTCGTAGGGGCAGCCGCCTTGAGGAGGCCTTCTAAGCCTTGATATCAGCCTGTTTCGGAGGCTTCGGTCAGATTCAATCTCAGTGCCGGTTTTGGAAATTTCTTTTACCTTGGCGTCTGCTGAGAGGTTTGGAATTGTAGCTTCAACGGTAAGGATCTCTCCCACCCTTCTGTTGCCTACCTCTCCGATAGAGTCACATTTCAGAGTTAGAAAAGCCGTGAACTTGTCTTCCATTTGCCGGACATCAACTGCCTCTGTGAGGCTGTAGTAAACCTGTGACTCTTCAAATTGCCACCTGGTACCAGCTGGAATGACCAGAGCTTCTGTAGCTTCAATCTCCACTTTAATCTCAGCGTGTTGAGCAGGCTTTCTGTCGATTCCGAATAGATCACACCATTTGTTTAACATGGTAGTGACCTTGGAATCTGGGAGGGTTGCAGATGCCAAGTATTCAATATACCCATACAGCATATGGGCTGTGCCTGTTATCACTTCTGACATTATTTTGCGAAGGGAATACCTGACTGTGCTGGGCAAATCAACTCTGACTCTGTTGTAAATATCTCTTAGTGTAGGTCTGTTCATCGCGTGTACTTCAGGTTAATTGGTTCATTGTTATGGTTGATAATTGCTTGGATCATCAAGTCATCCCCTGACCAGGATACGCTAGTCTCAATGGAAGAAAGGAGACCATCGTCAACCATCCATCTGACAGCTTCCTCAACGTAAACTTGCGCCCTTTCTCGGGTCTCTTCGTCTGTAGGGGATCGCTTGAGAAGCCAAAGTTTTGAGCCGGAGCCAAGGGAATCAGACCTGAGCTTATCCCCCCAGTAACCCCGCTTCGATTTCTCCCAATCCCTCACCTGCTCCCATTCTTCATCTGTCGCCCGTGCGTCAGTAAACAGGCTAAGAATCAGGGCAGTAAGAATCTCGTCTCCCTCTTCAGAACCCAGATCAATGACTCCCTTCTCGATTGTCAGGTTCATTGGATTCTCCCTGGTCCAGAAGTGGCACCGTTGCCACCTGATGTGGTAACCGCTATACCCTGGGGGACAATTGCGTTTGCCTTAAAATGGGTAACAATGGCTTTCCCGACCGACTTCCAATGTTCCTCTGTAGGGTCTTGTACAGGCTCTTCTTGGTCGTTTTTATTGACCGAGAGAGCTGCCCAAATTTCCTTGCCAAGCTTTTCTCCATCAAGCATCCGTTTGCTCCATAAATTTTGCTATCTTGTCTTTGGCGGTCTTAAACAGGCCTTTGGTAGACAGGGCCTGTGGGCCAAGCATGGTGGGGGTTACAGCCAGTTCGAGGGCTTCAATTACATCGTGGATAATCTGGACCAGATCATCCTGAGAGTCTTTTTGAATGATTGAAAACTTTCCTGATTTGATCTCGATTTTATTGCCACGCTTCAGGTGGATGTGGTCCCCCTGATCGGTATAGAGGGCTACCTCTCCGTTCTCAATCTGAAATCTGTAACGCTTATCCTGAGTGGCTATGATGATCAGGTCTTCCCGGTTGCCGTTGCAAACACCCACCCCTCTAGCCCCTTTTAGGGGTCGTGAGGTGAACCCGTAATGCTGGATTATAGGTGTTTTATCAATAGCTTCAGATGGAAGAAAGGAGGCTTGAGCCTTCTGGTTTTCATCAACGGAGTGAATCAACCCTGTTCCAGTAACCAGGCTCAATTTGCGCTTAAGATTGTTGATCAGTTTCTGCAATGCACACTCCTGTATTTCAGGAGTTGATTATTGCTTAAGTGGAAAAGACTTTCAGAGAGTAGTGCCCAGAGTGGGCACAAGTTATCGAATGACGAACGTTTTGCCCCAGAAAGCCAGTGCCTTCAACAACAGAGCCTTTGCCTGGTCCTCTGTCAGGGCTATAATTTTATTTAAAAGACTCATCATCTCTGGGCTGGGCTCATAATCGTCAAGATCACGGAGAGGGGAGCTTTCGCCAAACCATTTCAGACCGTAATTTTCATAAATATCTGCATCCATAATTTGAAAATACAGTTTAATCTTGTCGGTTCGATGAAGCTCAACTCCCCAGGAGTTTGTAAGATCATATATATAACCCCATTCTTTGGTGGACAGGCTTAAATCTTGGCATTCTTTGTATCTTTGCTTTAGCCAGTAAGTTAGGGATTGCCAGTTATCTTTGCCGTACTTTTTTGCAACAAAATCCTGACTTTGTGTCAATTTACCGTCTGTGTCTAGCTTGTGTTCTTTAGCTACATTTTTGATAGGTTGGATGTACTGATCATAAGTAGGGTCATAAGTGACAGTCATTACTAAAACTCTCCAAATTTTCGCTGTATCTCTTTAGCAACTCTTGAGGGAAACAGCATTTGGTGTCTTAATAAGCTGTTTGAGAGGATTATTAACCAACGTTGCAAGGTAGGGCTAATCCAAAGCCGGGAGTGAACATAAATTCCCGGTCACAATCCTGTCAATCTTTTTTTTATAGGGAAAATCTCCCTCAAGGAGCTGTTTGCGCCTTCTCTTTCAAACGCTCGTCTTTAAATATCCTTGGTTTTGGCTGGTAGGCATTGGCTTTAGCCAGAGACAGTGACGTGGTGGTGCCGTCTTCATCAAAAGTATATGTGACTGAGGTTATCAGCAGATCTAGCTCGTAAATCTCATTTTTTGGAGAATGGACTTTTATAATCGTATTCGGAAGCCAAGGCTTACCGTTGTAATCCCAACCCTGGACGATTGCTGAAGCCTCGAAGGCTCTTGCTGCCCTGACAGACATTTCCCAATTGATTGCATCCTGACAGGCATTTGGTGTCATTTTAGAATCGGCAATAAGGGTCAGTGGTCGGTACCGTCTTACGTTTTCATCTCTTGCAAACTTAATTATTGTCTGAGGGTTCTTAACCTCCCTTCTATCTGCAATATCCAGCTCATCATCTCCGGCACTGGCATCGGGGTCTGACTCAGGATCATAGCTGGTTTCTTTTTCAGTACTGGGTAGCTCAGCGATCATTGAGTAATGGCTAAACCTTGAGGAATTATCATAGTTTGCATAACAACTCAGGAGCTTTTCCCCTTCGACCAGCCATACAGACTCAGTAACATCAGGAAGCATGGTTAGCAGTAGCCTTCCGTCTCCCGAAGGCTGAAACAGGACGCCAGTTTGGGAGGCTGCCCGCTCTAGGGCATCCCAGATTTTTTCGCCTGGATCGTATTTAAAGTTTTTCAGAGCTGGCGTAGCATCCAGTTGGGAGACAAGATCCATATTAAACTGAGAAATAAGCTCTCTGGCAATCGCATCAATTCGATGAACGCCTTTAAATTCGGTTTTATTGCCATCGTATGTACAGTCTACCAGATCGCATGTGTTGTCCCGACCTGAGACAATTATTGTCCGGTCTTCTGCATCCAGATCCGGGCCGATATAGTCCACAAAACCTGTAATAAGAGGGGTTCTTTTGTGAAAAATCTCTATCTGGTCCCCCTCCAGCAATGGGAGCCAGTCGGAACCAGTGGACACTAGGTTAAACTCAAAGCTTCCTGCAACGGACTCCAGCTCTTTAGTCACTAACAGGTTGTTCCAGTCTCTAAAATACTTGTCATTTACCTTTATCGAGATATCAGACATTCCAGTTCACCTCTTATTTCACCGGGGTAATCGAGCCTGTGATTGCGCCTGAGAATGTCAGGTTCTTTGTCCAAATCCTCGAACTTTTCGTAGGCTAACACAAGGCTGGGTACCGGATGATCTACCTGGATTTGCTCGGTTTCAGGCAAAAATACGATCTGTTTTAGCGAGGCTTTCAGGGCTTGCAGCCTGACATACCTGTCAGGGTCACTCGTATCTAAATCTGACTCGATAGAAGCAATCAGCTTGTCCGTATACCCTTGCGCCTCAGCATTGCTTGAAAATTGTTCCTCCTGCTGTGTAAGTTCCAGGTCTGCAACTTCTTTTCTTAGCCTCTCAACCAGTCGTTCCACAGCTACGACAGTTGCAGCAGCGGCAGAGTAGCTGGCAATGGCATTCTTAGCTTCAATGATCTTCTCTTCAGTTGGAGTTACCCCGGTAGGAACCGGAAGTACCACGTCATTCCGAAACGCGCTGTGAGCCTCTATAGCGTCCTCACCTCTCAGGTGACCTAGAGCATCCTTGATTTGATTTGCTAGCTTTTCTGGAGCATTCAGAAGGCTTTCGCCCTCAGTCTGGATTGCCAGAATGGCATTTTTGAAATCTGTAATCGTGCTGCCAATGCGGCCCAATCCATTTTTGCTTGTTATGAAATTCGCAACTTTATTGAGCATGCCAGCTACATTTCCAAGAGCATATGCTGGCAAATCGAGAACTGCCATGGCATCCACCATACTTGCCATCGAATCATTCAGGAAATCGTTTGCAGTGTTTAGGGCATCCAACAGCATGTCGGGGCTTTGCATGTCAATCGGCTGAATATATTCAACGAATTCCATCGAGACATAGATTTTACCAACCCTGCTGAAATCCTCTCTGATCCGAAGAGATTTGCATTTTGCATCTATGAATCCAATTTGCGGATGCTGAAGCCTTCCAGGCTCTCGCTTCCTACATGCGGAGATCAGGAGATCCCTGGTATAAGCTGCATCTGGGCCAATCAGGAAAGCTTCCAGAGGAAAGATCTGAGGCTCCTCGGAAAGCTCCTCAGGCTGGGCTCTGGTGTACTTCTTATTGTTATTCATTCCAGGAAACACATGGAGCTTGTATTTAAAGCCCATTGCCCGCTCGGAAACTTCAACATTAAATTGAATTCCCCGGAACGATGCTTTTTGAATTATTTGTTCGTACGCCATCAGATAGATCCCATCATCATTCTGCCTGTGTCGACTGAAACCCTTGCAGGGCCTTTCCTGCGGGCTGTTACCCTAACGTCGGCAGCCTCTCTTCCTGAGAGATGGACATTGATATCCACTTCCTGTTTTTCAGTTTTGCCTGGTCGTTGGATTTTGCTGATGTCGTAAGAGGGCTTGTACCCTCTCAGATCTTTTCGCATCTCTGCCAGCTCTTCCTTGGAGGGCATGACTTTTTGAAGTGGTCCGTCTTCCTCACGTGTGAAGAAAACATCACTGAAACCTTTGGTTATAAAATCTGGAGCAACAATAGTCGGGATTTCGCGGGCCATAGGCTCCCAGACAAGCAGGGGAAGAGGGGATGGCCGGTACTTGGATAAATCTATGATATTATCCGTGATTTCGATCCTGGATTTATCTTCGGTAGGATGTATATATTCACTTGGTGGAGCAGGAGTGACTTTGAGCTTGGGATTAACTTTTGCAAGCTCCCGGTTCATTTCATTGGCCAGTCCTTTTTTAAACAGAAAGGGAATCATTTTTCTGAAGTTGCTTAGCTTCGTTTTGAGTCTGTCCCAGCCTTTAGCCCAGCCATCTGATATTTTTCCCCAGTTTTTATATAGTCGCCACAGACCGTATACCAGTAGGCTAACACCTGTGACAAGGGCAATAATTTTTATACCGATGATTGTAAATCCACCAGCGACACTCAGAAGGAATGGCCCAATCGTGGCAAATGCAACTGTCACCGCTCCTATCGCAGATGCGAGAGGTCCAACTACCCCTATAGCCAGAGCTGCGATACCTGCGAACTTCAAAAATGTTTTGTTAGACTGAGAAATATCAGTTGTGAGGTAAGCCAGAGACCTGGAAACAGCATCAACAGTGTCAAGAAACCCCGTTTTTCCCATAACAATAGCGAGTTCACCAAGGGCGCTACTCAACAGTTTAAATCCACCTTCTGCTCCTGAGTTTCGGATCTTAGCGTGATACTTAGCCAGATCCTTCGAGTCATTGAGAAGGCCCTGCATGTACCCGCTTAGCTTCTCAAACTGCCCACTCAGACCAGCTATATATTTACCGGCATCCTGTCCCATGATCCGGGTATAGTCGTCCAGTTTGGCCCCGCGGCTGTCCAGGAGCTGGATGAATTTTATAAAGGGGATCTTGTAGGATGATCGCTTGTCACCAGTAGTGTGTATAAATTCCTCAGCGTTAATCCCCAGGCTTTTGAGGGTCTTGGTGACCATATTCTCCTTGCCGGATTTCAATGGGTCGAGAGTAAATTTTGCTATCCTGGCAACTGCCCCAGCTACTGCTACACCGGCATTTTCAGCTTTATGGCCAGCATCGGCCAGGCCCATCATGGTTGCGGTAATATCCTCAAAGCCAAGGCCAGCTTTACTCGCAATACCCCCCGCTTTTGCCAGACCGTGAGCCAGTTCAGTAAGGGATGTATTTGAGTTGGTGAAAGCATAAGTGAGCTTGTCTCCTATCTCACCCATTCGGTTGTTCTTTATCCCAAATCCTGTAAGGATATTACTGGCATAATCAGCCGTATCAGCTAGTTCCAGCCCTGAAGCAGAGGCCAAATTCAGGACTCCAGGGAGAGAGGCCATGATTTGCTTAGTCTTGAAACCTGCCATCCCAAGGTAGCCCATCGCATCAGCAGATTGCCTTGCCGAGAACTGAGTGGAGGCTCCCATCTGGCGAGCTAAATTTTCCAGGGATTTGAATTGCTCACCCGTGGCCTGAGTCAGAGACTTTACTTTCAACATTCCCGACTGAAAACCAGTAGCAGTACGGACTATGGCCACGCCGGCAGCTGCTATTGGGAGAGTCAGGCCAAGAGACGCTTTTTTACCAAATCTATCCATTTGCCGGCTAAACCGGTTAAGCCTGGTAATGATAGGCTGAAGGGCTCGTTGAGTTTGCCGAAGCTTACGGTTCAACTTATCCACCGGAGCCATAATTTTTTGAAAGCGTGCAGAGATCTTCCGGAGACTGGCAGTAGCCTTTTTCTCCTGGGCTGTAATCTCAAACGCTACTCTTTTACGTCTAGCCATCTTTAAAAAACTCTCTTGCCTGCTCTGCCCGGTCTAACCAGTAAATTATCTCTGACTCATTCATATTCCACAGAACATCAGGGGAAAAGTGGAACAGGTATGCAATCAAAGCATGGGCTGTTTCGTAGTCTACAGCCCATCCTCTAGCAGGAAACCTACACGATCCACCAACTCCAGAGCGTCTTTTTTGCTAAGGTTGTCAATCACCCTCCGGTTGGTCTCACAGAGCTTCTGGCCTATATCCAGCAGGTCTCCGAAGGTCATGTCACCATTCAGTTTCAGAGTTCTCATTTCCTTACAGGTCAAATCCCGAAGTTCGAGCTTGTCAATTTCCTGTTTCCCGAACTGAATTGGCTTTTCGAGTATAATTTCATACGGATTGTAATCTGGATCTTTAATTTCTTCGCTCATGCTACGATGTCTCCTTCCATGGCTTCGAACCTGACTTTCAGGCGGCCCTTAGTTGTAAATTCTCCCTCACCGCAGAAATAGGCTCCAGTGAGAATGACTGTTTTTTCATTAAATAGTTCTATGGTTACGGTTGCATCAGCAGTGTCTAACAATGCTTCTGCATCCAGTTCAGGGGTGTCATAAATCTCACCGTCTATGTATGGAACCTGAGCTTCAGCTGAGAAGCCAGCTACCTTTAGAGCCCCGCTTTTCTCTGCCTGAAACTTCGGCTTTCCGATGTTATAGGTAAACTCTCCCTCAGTGGTTACGATGATTTTACCGTTCACCTTCAGGTAAAATATCCCTCCTAGTTTCATGTCATCTCCTTACGGTGTATAAGCCAGTGTTGTGATTGTTCTCCGTAGCTGACCCATAAGCTGAATAGGCAGGTAAAATTTCAGAGTGTCGTTTGCCTCATCATCAATTTTTACCCTTATCAGCTTCTTAAATTGCTTACCGGGGTCCTGAACGTATTTACGATTTTTCCAGGCATTGTGCCGGGCAATCACCAAATCCCGGGCAGACATGGGAGTTGCTACGTCACCATCTGCCTGGGTTTCATCAGCGCTCAATGCGTGTCTCGGGTAGTGATCCTTCAGAAACTTGATAAAGTCATACCGCAGGAAGCTTAAAATTTGCTTCTTATTAAGATCCTGATAGGCCCTATCGTCGGTGTAATATGTGACAACCCGGTCAAGCTGGACAGCTCCCCCTACTACCCTGTGGGTGCTGATACCTGCGTTCAGCAGGTCGTTTCTCTGAGCCAGAGTATACTGGGATGGAGGAGCTTGAATCTTTCTTCCCAGAGGCAGAGACCCATAAGGCAGGTACGGCCTGTAAGCGTGACTGGCGTTGACCGCGGCCACTGTAGCCGCCCAGACTGCTGGCTCTGTTTGCGAGTCAGAGGAGGCCATAATTGTTACGTGGAATTTTTTGGCCTCTTCCTTGGAGTACTTAGCTGTAAGCTCAGTTACGGTACCTCGATCTGCCACGAAGAGATGTCCATCGATTTGCCTGTCATTGTCCCATCTGTCAGCAAGCTCAAAATTAAGCACCCTCAGGTCTTCCGGGTCACTGAAACTGGAAGCTATCTGTGTAAACTGTTGGTCATACGGAAGTGCCGCAATTACATCTTCCATACTACCTACAGCAGCAACTCCGGGAGTGAAAACAGAGTTAACATTCAGGCCGGTTAGCAGGTTTTTGACCCCCACGGCCATCTCATTGCCCATTGTTGTAAATGAGCGGGATTCCAGGGTTAAACCCGTACCATCTTCGCTCACAGACACGTTGTAGGGAACCTTGCCGATGAGAGCTGCGCTCAGCTTACCTGTGAGAGCTTTGATTGCATAGTTTGGTGCCGGGTCTGGATCAGCTTCGGGATCTGTGAAATCCTCAGGCTTAAACTCAACTTTGATAGGCTCAGAACCACACACACCAAAGACGAAGGTACCCGTATCGGTGGGAATCTCTGGCAGGTCAAATGTAAATACCCACTTTGCTTTTGTCGGGGTTACATTGCTAGTCACTGCGATAGCAAACTTAGGAGTCATCGGGTTTACATCAAATGCAGCTTCAAGCATTTTAACAATGGTTGACTTGGTGTCATCATTGTTGAGGGGCTTATACAGCTTCTCAATCTCTTCAAAAGAATTGACAGGCTGCACTCCGGTTGCCGCCTCTCCAGTTTCGTGAGCCCCTATAATCAGTAGAGTTTGAGGCTGAATTGTAAGAGTATCCGCGGATGGGTTTGGGACCATACCAGCATAGTGGTAAGGCACTAACCCCGGATCTACATGGATTTCACTGGGCATAGGCCCCTCCTTCAGTTTTGTAGCCCTTTAAGATAGGTAGATTAGGATCTGCCTTAGGGGTTTTTTGTTTTTCGTATTCACATTCATAAGTCAATCGCAGGAAACCTAAAGTGGTGTCCCCGTCTTCGTTTTTGCCTGTCTCAGTTTTGGTTAACAGGAATTCAGAAACAGTTTTTCCGAATGTCTCATCCTGTTCAATCAGGGCTTCAATGTCTGAGGCAATGTCATCAAGCTTGTCATATATATCTTCTTTTTCAGCTGTAGCCAGAACATCTATGACTACCTTCAGGCTGTGACCTGTAGATCTAATGGAGTTACTGATCAGCTCGGAATTGTCGTCAGGAGTTGAGACCTCCAGATAAGGATAGGGATTACTGAAAAAAGCAGGGTTGATGTTGATCCGATCAGCAACCGCAGTCTTATTCACAATCCTGTCTTTAATAAGTTTTCTCAGTTGCTTACGGACCTGCATCACTCGCCCTTTAGCTTGTGCAATTCAATTTTTGCCCCACCCTGCCCGTCAGGAATTATTTCCTCAGCCCTGTAGAACTGACCCTTTCTCCTGATCCTGTCTCCACCAATAATGGGTTGCTCACCTTCTTTGTAGAAGACTCCAATAGATGGATTATTGGTTCGGACAAGCACCCCTGAGGCGGCGTCAACCTGTATGCTGGTCTCCTCAAAAACCGCATCTCGGATATGCACCGCGCCTTTGACAGGAAAGACTTCCACCTGCTCACCCTGAAGAGAAAGCAGAGAATCCCAGGCCAGTTCTGCAAGAGAATCAATCAATTTTCACCTGCGCTTTTTTATCTGTTGCAGTAGAGCTGATCACAAAGATACCAATCAGGGTATGGTTAATATCTTCTGTGGAGTCATCAGAAGTATTTTCTGGGGTGCCATTATCATCCGTCACGGTATGCTTATCATCCTTAGTGACCTGCTTTGTGTCAGACCTGTAGTAGGCTTTCTGACCCTGTTCAACAGCCTGGTTATCCTTGTCGAGTTCGTACACGCCTTCAGTGGAGATCGTGACATCTTCACCGCTTTTTGCTGAAATAGCAGCAATTCCGTATAGATCATTAATAATTACAACCTCACCGGATACCACATCCTGAGGCGCTTCAACGACCAGCGCTGAACCGTTTCTTACATAATTTTTCATTCTGAAGCCTCCGCTTGAGGGACGATAAATCTGTTGGCATTTTTTTGATCTGCGAGTGTGGCACCTTTACTTTTATGGACAGCTTTCCAGTCACCTGTTGTCACTCCAAAATCCAGATCCGCCCGGATTTTGATGCTGAGGGTATCGAAATCAACCTTCTGCATAGTCCTTGGCTCCCGTCGATCGTTCAGATAGGCCATCCATAAAACAGGTAAGACATCAGGGTCACAGGTCAGGTACCAGGGATATTTAGAGCTAGCTGTCGGGTTCCTTGGATTGAGCCTTGCTTCCGAGATCACATCAAACCTGTTCTGGTAGATGTTTACATCCTGAACCTGTGTTGGGTTGTATTGGCTGTAAATAAGCCTTTTAGCAGTGTTTTTTAGCCTGGTGCCAGTGATCAGGAACCTTGGAATGATGTTTAGCTCGTCCCCTTCCCTTTGCTCGGCATCTAACCCTTTTTGAATGGACATCATGTATTCTGCCTCTTCAAGGGCATCATGAGTCAGGGCAGCATCTGACAAGTTTTTGTGGTCGCCATGAAACCAAGGAACACCAGCGCCCATTCGGTTGCCTTGAGCGTCAATCTCATAAACACGGGGATTATCTTTAAATATGTTCCAGACCAGGTTTGATTCGAGGTTTGCCGCAGCCGCTCCGTACATGGTCATTGCAGAGAATATTAAATTTCTCTGGTCATTCACCATCAACTCATATGATGCAGCGAAGGCCTTACCATATTTGCCAATTGCCCATTGTTCAGCAGCCTCTGAAATGGTTCCATAACTGACAGTTGCAGACTCAGGCAACTTCTCCAGAGTCGGGATCTCTCCCATTCTCATTTTCCGCATTGGCAGAAAGTTTTTTGCGTTTTCGTACCGGACTATGGGCCTGAAAGTCTGTTGTTTCACCAAATTTAGGTAGCTTTTGAGAACTGCTGCCTCTCCGGCTAATCCCATTACTAAAGGGAAGTCAGAGGTTGAGTGAAATGCCCTGGTAACCAGCTCGTCATCGCTGTAATTGCTGACTTTTTCGCCCCGTCTCTCCAGCTCCATAGCGATGATCTGTGGAATAGACTTACGGGCATACATCCTCACATCGTCATGGATGTTGTCAGAGCTAACCAGGCGCTGATCCACAGACATCAGGATTCCATTTTTCATGGACTCTCTTCGGGTTTGAACCTCGTCAAGGTCACCTGCCTGGACATAAGGGGTCCGACCCTGATTTTGGATCATATCGTCCAGAGAACGCTTGGTGAGTTCGTCCAGGATCAATTTATTAGCCC